AGCTATTCTAAGTAATTCAGTTGTTTTACCCGAAAACATACAACCAATAATGAGATGTAGCTCACCCATTGTTAATAATTTATGTATGATTTGTTTAAATGACTTTAAAAAATTAATCTTGTATAATATTAATGAGTGCTTCTGTTTGGGACTTCCATGAAAAAAGAAACTTTACAACTGTATTTTATAAAGGTCTACCATTTAAAGTTTTAAACTTTCCGAATAAAGATATTGTAGCAAAAAGACTATATCAGGCTCAGGTATTTATTCATAACTTATCTATTAAAGTGTTCCAAAATCTAAATAAAGTAGGTTCTCCATTAAAAGAAATGTCCATTGTGTTTTTGAGTATTCACCCAGACTATTATTTTTTACAGGAGATGCAGACTGGTACAGGATTTGAAGGAATGAATAAACCTAAGAATGTTCATCGTAATTTATATCTACCCAGTGTAGGTAGAGATAAAAAATTAAAAGCTGAATATAGAATCGTATTTTTAAATGTAATAAAACCTGATGGAAAAGTTAAAAGTTTTAACGAACTTATTCCATTGATTATACATGAAATTGCTCATACTGGATGCAATCACGTGACATGGAAAGATGATAATCATGGTCCAGACTTTCAATTATTTGAAACATATCTTTATTCTTTAATAAAGTAATACATATAAAGATTTAGATCATATTATATTATAATGGCGCTAGTAACTGGTATTCTTTCTCTTTCTGCATTTAACATGAACTCTAAGTTTGTCCAAGAGGCTGAAATTAAGCACGGTCGAACTGCAATGCTTGCAATGCCTACTCTTGTAAGTCTAGAAGTACTTGATCATAGCACGCTAGGTATTAATCAGCTTGCTTCTACACCACTCGAGAATCAGTTACTACTACTAGGTATTTTTGGTTGTAGCGAAGTTTCGCAGATGTTAAAGGGTTATGAATTTCCATCATCTGTAGATGCCTGGTTTAATATGAAGAGTGATCACACACCAGGTGATTACAATTTTGATCCTCTTAACATTAGTAATTCTGAAAATATTGATAGGCTAAAGACTAATGAAAAATTTGTTGGTCGACTCGCTATGCTATCATCATTTGGATTTATTTGTAGCGAGCTAGTAACTGGAAATCCAGTTATGGGAGTTCCATCGTTCTAAATATATTAAAAAAATCACCATACATTAGTAAATGAGTCTTACACCAGAAGAAATTTTAAACTTACCAGAAAACTACAATTTGAGTGATATCAAACATTCATTTTACTCATTATCGAGACAATATCACCCAGACTCCTCAAATTGTAATTTTCTCTCAAAAGAAGAAAAGAAAAATATATTTATTGTATTTGAATCAGCATATAAAGAATTACTAGATAAGTATCAGTTTATAGAAATGGATGCACCAATGTATTCACATGTAGAATACTCTGATGACTTACACATCGAAAAAGATGATACCCTGGATACAATAGATAAATTTAATGAGCAATTTGAAAAAGTACACTCAGAAGAAAACAAAGATAATCCATGGAGTCTACATTATAATAAATCAGCTCCAGAGCAAAATTATAATTTAGACATACTCCGTCCGGATGAATATAAAAGTCATTATCATTACGAATATGGTATAGACTATTGCGACTCTTTTACGCGTCCTGGTAAATTCACTGATATAAGTCACGTATCAGAGGATTTAAGCGATGTAGTTATAGAATCCACCGATCTTGATTCACTTCTTAAGAGTAGAGAAAATATAGAGTACTCAGATGAAATAAATCAACAGGAAGTAGAAAAACAAAGAGTTATGAAAGAATTAGAAAATCATAAAAGACAAGTTCAACTAGAAAGAGATCTTAAGATCATGAGAATTAGTTAGTTGAGTATGCATTTAAAGAATCATAAACAAATACAATTTTAGAATCTGGTCCAGAGCCACCAAAGTTTATATCAATTGTATCATCTATGGGCAGACCATTAATTGAAGCTCCGGAGGGTGGATGTACATTAACACTACTAGTACCTCTATTAACTAGACATAAATTAATAACAGCACCGGCTATATAATTTGTTAAATATATATTTATAGGCGCTGATGCATTATTTACGTCTACACGTATAACTTGTCGAGACATGTTTGAACAATCTATAATACCCTCAGCTTCTATAGAAGATGTTCCAAATGTAGTAAAAGAAGCATGACTCTCAAATCCTATTTTTTGAATAGTGTGTGATTTTAAATAGTTTGGCATTATTTATTAGTATTTAAGATTTAATTTTGGCCTGCATTGTGTAATTTTGAAAATTTGGTCCAATCACCGACTGGATTACTCATTCCAGGAAAAGCTGTAGAAATTGGTGTCCACGCAGGATATACTTTTCCATCTTTCTCTTCGAGATGAATTGGGGGCGAATGAGGAACAGGATTAATATTATCCCCTACTGATGCATGGAATGGAAACCCGAGACTTCTATTTGAATTAAAATCTAATGAATATCCAATATTGTTATTATGATTGTTAAGAACATTCCAATCTATACCAAACCCTGAATCTCCTACAAGTAAAGGAGACGCATCATCATAAAAGCTATGAGGCACGTTAACCATATGACTGGTTTGACTCTTAGCTTTTCCACTAGCTGAATGTATTATAACCTCGGGTCTTCTAGTATCTCCAGCAATACCTAACATACTAGGTGTTTCAGAATGTGTAAAATGTAAACGAGAGTTCCCAGCAACTAAAGAACCAATATTACCCTGTAGTATATGATGACTTTCCTCTGGAAAAACTACAGGGTCTATTTTGTTATTAATATGAGAATGTACATCAAACGCGTTATTAAACACCATTTATTAAGATAACAAGAAAATAATTTAATCAAAAGTTACTACAAATTTAGTAGTAATTACATTTACATTTCTAACTGTATTTTGTGATAATTCTTTTCGTTTATAATCTTTTGAATTATTTTTAAGAGTATTATTCATATCCTCATCTATTTTATTAACATTAATTAACACGTAATTTAGTAACTTATTCTCTATAAACCATCTAAAAAAATTAAGCTGACCTATCGTAGTTGTAATAGTTCCAGTCCTTTCATCTGAAAGAGTGTTTAGTTCTACTTCTATTCTATCCCGTCTACAAAATGGATCAAAATATTTCTTAGAATAAGCTTTTAACTGATTCTTATAACTCAAATAAACAAAAAATAAAGTTTTATTTCCATTCTTGTAATTTTCATATGCTATGTTATATTTCTTGGAATAATTAGTTACAAGCCAGTCTAATATTCTGAGAGATATATTAGATTTTTGTTCAATAATTGGTAACAAAATATCTAAATTTGACTTAGAAGAATAAAACTTAATAAGAGAGTCATATAGCAGAGTCTCTTTGGTCACCGAATCAACCATTAATCTTTTATATTTTAAGTCTTTAAGTAACTTAAAGATACACTCTATACTATAGTATATGGATATTCCGTCTGCTCAAAAAATTACAAATCCTAATTTTATTAACTATTTAACTCGTAATATTCTTTTTAACTGGAATTATAGGGGCGAAGCACAGTTTCCCTGTCCACAACCTGTATCTATTGAACGTAAAGATTTTGAAAAACTTAAGACTTATGAATACTTTGTCGGTGTTAAAAACGATGGAGTCAGATATATCATGTTTTTTACAACTGATAAAAATAATAGACAACTATGTATTTTATGTGATAGATCTTTAAATTTTTACACGGTGGATATTAAAGGTGATGAAACTATTTATAGAGGAACTCTATTTGATGGAGAACTTGTAAGAGATGGGGAAACTTATACATTTATTATTTATGACTCGGTATTATTATGTGGGAATAGAGTTAATAAAAATAATTTTGCATCTCGATTAGCGGAGATTGATTGTTGTATTAAAACTTTAGTTACTCCAATTAAAACAAATTTTATGAATATAGAAACAAAGACTTTTTATAAGCTATCTGATTTTGTAAACTTTTTAGATGAGTATGAAAATCATCCAAATAAAGACGGAATTATATTTATGCCTAATAATTTACCAGTACTAAATGGAACTCAATTTTCAATGTTTAAGTGGAAACCATCCGATAAACACACTGTTGATTTTTTAATTAGAGAAGAAGCTAACAAAGATCTATCAGCGCATGTATTTCACCAGCAAAGTCTAACAAAGTTTGCTAATATTAAATATGATACAGATGCTGGAAAAGAGTTTATTGATAAATATCATACACTAGATAATAAAAAAACAGATTGCATTCTTGAATGTCTATTTGTTAAAGACCTACAGAACTTTAAACCAGTATTGGTAAGAATGGATAAGAATCATCCTAACAGTTTAAGAACAGTAGAACGTACATTATTTAACGCAGAACAAGATATTCAAATAAGTGAATTCACAAATATTTAACTGAACTAATAAAAATCTACATGTTATTACTAATTTAATAATCAATAGATTTTTATACTACTCTACTTATTCTAAGTCTCTAAGTCTAATATACCATACCCTTACCAGCCTTACCCTTTGTTCCGAAAGAGGACTTCGCAGCAGGCTTGGTCGCAGGCGCTGCCTTCGAGGTCGAAGCCGGAATATTGGGAATAGCGACACCAAGTTCCTTCATCATCGCTGGACTTACAGTCGAGCTACGAACCTGGAAGCTCGCTGGACCAGTAACCTTACCCGAGACTGGACCAATGATACCGTATTCTGGGCTGGTTAGAGTCGAAGCGGGAGTACTGTAGATGATGCCAGCACGCTGGGCCGCCGCAGGGCGGTTGACACCGAAGTTGAAAAGGCTAGCACCGAACGCACTGGCCTTCTTGCGACCCTTGGGTAGCGCCGCACGGCACTGCTTAGTCGCAGTATCGAAAACTAGACCCTGCGCCTTGCACGCCTCTCTCATCTGCGCGATAGTAGGAGCACTGCCACGGGCGGCCGCACGGGCAGCACGAGCAGCAACTAGACCAGCACCACGACGCGATGCACGGCACTGGTTAGTCTCCATATCGAGAACTAGACCCTGTGCCTTGCACGCGGCACGAAGCTCAGCGATAGTGGGGCCAGCACCAGCAGGGCGGGCACGACCAGGCTTTAGTTTATCACGGCACTGACCAGAAGCCTTATCGAGTACCTTGCCCTGCGCCTTGCAGGCCATAGCTAGCTGACGAGCGGAATTTGGGTTGACTGTGCGAGCACCGAATGCAGTGGTCTTGGCCTTGCGACCCTTGGGTAGCGCCGCACGGCACTGCTTAGTCGCAGTGTCGAAAACTAGACCCTGCGCCTTGCACGCCTCTCTCATCTGCGCAATAGTAGGAGCACCGCCACGCGCGGCCGCACGGGCAGCACGAGCAGCAACTAGACCAGAACCACGACGCGATTCACGGCACGCACCAGAGGCGTCAGCGAGTACTAGACCCTGCGCCTTGCACGCGGCACGAAGCGAAGCGAGAGTGGGGCCAGCACTGGGGGCACGACCACGCTTTAGTTTATCACGGCACTGACCAGAAGCCTTATCGAGTACCTTATCTTGCGCCTTGCAGGCCAAAGCTAGCTGACGAGCGGAATTTGGGTCGACTTTGCGACCACGAGCACCAAAGAAATTACCAAGATTTACCATTATATTTAATATTAATACAAGAAAAAAAAAATTTAAAAATTAAGAAAAAATTTTAATATATTTGGAAATTAATTGTTCTGTAAAATTTAGTGATTTTAGGAATGTTGTTAATTGACTGGTCTGAAGATTGCTTCTTGAAATATCGCTGACATTTATTTTAATTTCTTCATAGTTTGTGAATAATTTACGCGCTGTTACATAGTCAAAGTCTTCTCCTATTTTGTATTTATTTAATGCAATCACATTCTCTAAATTTTTGTGTTTCTTTATTAATGTAAAAGCTGTCTGTGGTCCAACACTTGGTATGTAAGGACAGTAGTCACAACCACATAAAATACAGAAGTCTACAAACTCTGAATAAGACATATCAAAATCTTTTAATATTTTTGATAAACATAATTCTTGAATTGAATCTTTAATATTTGTCTTAAGAACGCATTCACATCCAAATGTTAAAGTATCTGTATCATCTGAAACCACATAGTCAACTTCATTGATTTTTTTAAGATAAACGCATGTTTTTTCTGCTTCGCCATCAGCCTGAATATATGGAATACCCGTGTATTCTAAGAATTTTTTACACTCATCTATGTGATACTTTGTTACATATACAATTTGATTAGATAATCTTGTAACCTCTGCTTTAATGTCATTAGCTTCAGCTTCGGTTGTTTCTTCTGTAATTGATTCTTTAAGACCTGTTATTTTATCTTCTATCTTTTTACGGTTATGTTGCCTTTTTTGTAAAACATTCTTCTTCGCCTCGGGGGGTGTCCCATCGAATACAAAAATTGGAAGCACATTATTTTTAAGATAATAATTTATACGATTTGCAAATCCAATAATATGACTATTTGGTACTTTAGACATATGTACATATTTATAAATTAAAATACTACAATCTATAGCAATTTTTTTACCTGAATACTGTTTAATAGATTTTTCTGAAATAGATTCAGGTGAGTACTTCTTGATTAATGTGTTAAGGCTTCGAATACCCATTATATCTTAATAGTATTATATTTTCTAACTTTAAGTTAGTTCTTTGTCGTAAGTTAGTCTCGAAAATCTACACGTAGTGCTTCTTCGTTTGATGCTTCTTCGAATATTACATCTATCGTTTTTTTAGGACTCTTGAATAACCGATGATTCTCAATACCAATTTCTCGATAGTGTTCTACTTCTTTCCAAAAATTATAAAGTATTGGGATGTTTTTTATCAACCAAGAAGGATTAATATGTATTCTGACTATGTTTAATATTTCTGATGATTGTGAATCAGCTGGCTTATATTCTATAAAGTCTGCTTTAGTTAGTCCACAAATAAATAAATTAAGCTGTACTTGTGGATAATAATATTTAGGACACTCGTTCATTTTAATTTTTCTTCTGTAAGGACACTTTACTTCGAGTAGTATAGGTTCTCCATAAGGGTCGTCATTTTTAATACATATTCCATCTGGAGAACCAGCTAAAAAGTAATTTGGTTCAATATTAGTTGTATGTACATCTGTATAAGCTATTAATCCAAAATTATAATTTGTCATTCCCATAACACGGCAATATTTCTCAATTGCATAATCTTCATACTTCTGACCGTGTAAAGTCGCCACATTACCAACAAAAGGCTTTAAATCGTGACCACATTTTTTAAATAAAAGCTCATGGGGTTTTTGATAAGGATTAATACCTAGCGCTGTAGCAGCATCACTAGATGTTAATTTATCATGCCTTTGAGCAAACCACTCGGGGCTACGTTGTTCATGCTGAGGAAGTTGTAATAAAAAATCAATTTTATGATTACCTGTACTCATTATAATTAAATATACTACATCTTTAAACCAATCTACGATGGACATAAAGATGGTTTTATACCAGAATATCCAGGGAATGTACCATATTTACCCTCATTGACTTTAGTTACAAATTCTTTCCACTCAGCTCCTGTAGAAAATTTACCCGAAAATAATTGACACCATTCTCCATCTTGTCCTTTATAGTAAGCACAGTTGTCTGTGCTGTCACATTGCGTACCACAATCAGATTCTGAAACGGATCCTACATTTTTAATCATTGTACCAGCTGTTCCAAATGATTTAGGATCAGCATCTATTGTACATCCTATTGTTTTCGCAGACATAGGTTGTGGTTGCGATGACGGTACCGCCGATATTGATACTGATGATTGTGCCGGAGACTCCGATGAACTTGATGAACCTGATGAAGATGAATTAGAACCTGATGAAGCTGAATTAGAAGCAGATACTGGATTAGCAGATACTTTAGACCACATATTGGGAAACTTTAACATTAGATTTGCATATGACCACAACCAATCTTTATTTTGCCATGGATCACCGGGGCTTGATCCACTGTTATTCCAAGCTAAACCTGGTTTATATTGTATAATATTGTTTGTATAAATTAGACCATAACCAGCTCGTAACATCCAATAACATCCTCCAACTAAATTTTTCTGACTTCTAATCAAGTTAACCTGATATCCGAATAGTTGAGCTACTTCATCTGAGCTTGGAACTGTGTTTCCGTCATTTATAGCTATAGACCATTCACCTTGTATTGTCTTATGATTTTTCCATGGAGCCTTGTAAGATAAAGTATTTGGAACATCATATGTATCTTGTCCTCCTAATATAGCATCTACGCTTCCGCTTGCACCCTGAGCTCTCCACGATGGAATAAATCCCCAATTTAAGTATCTATGTGTATCTAGAATAATTGGATTATTACTATTTTGACCAGATGAAATTGACGACAACAGTGGGGTTACCGATTCGCCTGTACCGTAAAAAAGATTTCCTATAACACTAACTATAAAATTTTTACCACTTAGTTTACTAGAAACAATACCATAACATGTTTTATGATAATCTGTTATTAAATTAGCATAAGAGTTATTTATAGACTTTCCACTATTTCCACTCCATGAGAGAACAACTCTGTTTTCAAAAGATGCAGGTTCATTAGCTGGTTCTATACCAAATACTAAATCTTCAAAGTTATTCTGAATAACCCAGTCACAAATTCTAGTTGTAATTGTTACTGAATGATCTACCCAATTTTGGAAACCTGAAAATGCTGTTACACCATTTGTTCCGGGTAATGGTCCAGGGTAAACCCAGTTGATATTATTTCTTTTTGGGTCATTCTGAATAGGGTATTGGTCTGGAGTAGTCGACCAAGTTCCGCCTGCAAATAACTTATTTGGTGGAGGAGGAGTTGCATTTTGTGCTCCAGTATTCCATCCCGCAAAATCTGAATTTGCAGTCTGAACACCGGGTAAAGCGTGAAGATCAAGTATAAATTTAATACCTTGAGTACTTAAATCTGGATCCGATTTTATGAAATTAAACAGAGCTGTTAGATAAGTCTTACCACCTACAACAAAACCCTCATTATTATACCAAGTTGATGGTTCAGGCGCAGAGGGACTTCTGTTTTCTTTGAATCCTCTCTCTGAAACATTTGACCATTCACTGAATACCCAATACCCAATTGGAATTCTGTGTAAATTCATTTTACCACTAAGTATTTGATCTTTAAATACAGAAAACATAGAGTCCGGCGTTGGAGAAGCTGACTGTTGAATTTCTTTTATTTGAGCATTATTTCCAGTAGATAACCAAGTTTTCCACCAGTTTTCCATAAATTGTTTACCAGCAGGTGCATCACTTCTATCGGTTGGTGGTATATTTCCATTAAAAACACCAGTGTCACCATTTACTTCTCTAATTGTTCCAAGTTCGCCTCTCTGATAGTTTGTTTTATTTGGTACTTTACCACCAAAATCACTCTTCCCAGAACTATTTGCTTGTGGTTTAAATGGTGGATAATCAAACATCCACGTTTCCATTGTAAGCCAACTGCCAAGATTAATACCTATTTCATTTTTAGATTCTCCAGATGGACTTGGTTCTGGTGTTGGACTTGGTGTTGGTGTCGGACTTGGTCCTGGTGTTGGTGTTGGTGTTGGTGTTGGTGTTGGTGTTGGTGTTGGGTCTGGTGGTCGTGGTACAGGAGGAGCAGGCGGTAACTGTTGTCCCGGTGTTGGATAATTACCTCCCGCAGCAGTTTCGGTACTTAATTGAAATATATCTATGTGTTTATAAAAATATAAATATAATCCAAATAGTACTAAACATAATAAGAAACCTGCTAGTATTTCTATTAACATTTAACTATAATAAAGATTTTATTTTGTAGATTTAGTTTTTTTGGATTTAGTAACTGTTACGACTGGCATTTTGTTTTTTTCTTTATGTTTTGTCGCATCAAATTGTTCATCTTCTTGTGCATATTTAGAATTATAATTTTTTTTGTGAAAGTCCCAAAGTTCTCTGGATCCTATTTTAAATTTTCTTTCAGGTTTTGCACGATACCAAAAAATACAGTCTTCAATTTTATTACTCCGTGATGTATTGTCTAAAACCATACAATCATAACCCTCCGTGCATGCATTCATCGTTTCTCGGAATGTATGAGCATCTGGAAAAATACCAAAAAAATTCTTATATAACTTATCCTGATTTTGTACTATATTTTCACGCAATACAAATACAAAATCTATATTGGCTCTAAGATCTGGAGGTAAATCCATACAATACTGCATCGTTAATATAAATAAAAGTCTCCAATGCCGACCATTCATAAATATACCTCTAATATTTGGATCTCTAATCATTTTTTTATCATACATACAATCATCAAGTAAGACAAATGCATCATTTTTATTTTTTGGATCAGATTCTTTAGCATTCATTATCATTTTCTTTTGTCTATTAATAACACTTTGTATAACATCTGACTTATATTCAGAATGTATAAATAAATCTGGAATAAAACTAGAATAATATTTATTACCATCTTCTGTTGCGGATATTGCTGTCCCTATTGGTATTTTTCTACAATAGTATAATATATCCTTAACCAGAGTACTTTTACCTGTACCTCTTTTACCAATAAATACGCATGTTGCTGGCCCTGATCCACTAATTCTACGTTCTTCTATAACTCTAGGATTAAATCTGGATATCTGGAGTCCTGACATCTGTTATATATATATAAGATAGAGATTTTAACTATATTATTTGACGCAATTCTTAGACTTCTGCCATTGCTTTAATATTATCCATACCAGATAAAGTGTTAAATTTTGCACCTGCATCTACGAAATTATCTGTTAAAAGTTTTTCTGTTCCTTGTGACATAAAACAACCATATACTGCTGTTACAACAGACGCTATAACTACTCCTAATCCAGCTTTAGACTGTATCGTTTTAAAATTTTCATTATCTGATATCTCAAGTATTCCATATACTACAGCGAATATAACAAAAAATATTACAGCTGTTGTTATATCAAATATAAACATCTTTTAGTAATATAATTTATTTAAATTTTAATATTTTAAACTTAGAAGTTGTATATGTGGTATCTGTTCTTGTTAAGTTTTATACCAAACAGCAATTTAATTATGTCCAGAGAATTAACAAATTTCCACGAAATACTAGTGAATAATGATTTACCATGTCATTTATCATCGTGTCGAGTTAAAACTTTTAGTAGCGCTTTGGCAAAACATTCTCAACCAAAATATTCTAGAAAAAGTATTTATGAATTACATGACCTCATATCTTTTAGATTTGTGTTCTATAATAATGAAGACTTATTGAAGTTTTATCATCATAATAAATTAGAAAAAGACATTGTATATTTTCACAATTACATTAATCGTCCGAAAGAAAACGGTTACAGAGCTCTACACTTTCATTATAGAATACCCGATGAAAAAATAGATAGACTAGAATGTCAACTTTTCATCGTAGATGACTATTATGAATCTTTGTATGGAAATAGTTCAAACTATAAAGATTATTTAAATAGCTTAAAAGAATAGTATAGTTATAAATATAAATGTTGTCTGATACAG